CATCAAGCATAAAAGAGTTTGGTTTTACTAATCCTGTTTTGATTGATGGTCAAGGCGGCATTATTGCAGGTCATGGCCGAATCATGGCCGCGCAAAAGCTGAAAATGGATGAAGTGCCGACGATTACACTAAACGATTTAAGCGAGGCACAAAAGAAGGCTTACATTATTGCGGATAACAAACTAGCTCTTAACTCTGGTTGGGATGACGAGTTGCTTAAAATAGAACTTGAGCAGTTGAAAGAGTTAGATTTTGATTTGGGCTTGATTGGGTTTAGTGATGATGAATTAGCGTTGCTTATGTTAGGCGAGGACGACCCTGCATCATCGGATGATAAACCAAGCAACGGCAGTTTAGCAGATAGGTTTTTAATCCCTCCGTTTAGCGTCTTAAATGCGCGTGAGGGCTGGTGGCAGGATAGAAAGCGCTGCTGGTTAGCACTTGGCATTCGTTCTGAGGAAGGCAGGGACGCGCCTGCTGGCGGATCACCTGATATGTTGGCAAGGCAAAACGGAGAAAGTGGGACTTCTATTTTTGACCCGACGCTTTGCGAGTTGATCGTAAGTTGGTTTAGTCCAAAAGGCGGCACTGTTCTTGACCCATTTGCAGGTGGCTCGGTGCGTGGAATTGTTTCTAGTCGATTAGGTCGGCAATATATCGGCGTTGAATTGCGCGATGAACAAGTGGTCGCCAATAGATTGCAGGGAGACAATATTTGTTCTGATTTGCCGCCAGTTTGGCATACAGGCGACAGCCGAAACATTGACAAAATCTGCCATGATGTTGATGCTGATTTTGTTTTTAGTTGCCCGCCTTACGCAGACCTTGAAGTCTATAGCGATAACCCGAACGACCTATCAACGCTCAAATATGAGGATTTTAAACCTGCTTATTTTGAGATTATCGCTAAGGCTTGCGCCAGACTAAAAGAAAATCGTTTTGCCTGTTTTGTTGTTGGTGATGTTCGCGACAAAAAAGGGAATTATTACAACTTTGTCGGGGACACAGTAGAGGCGTTTAAATCAGCAGGGCTGCATTATTACAATGAGGCGGTGCTGGTTACCCCATGCGGTTCTGTGGCCATGAGAGCGGGAAATGCTTTCAAGAGTGGACGAAAATTGGGTAAAACGCATCAAAACGTTCTTGTTTTTGTCAAAGGCGATGGCAAAAAAGCAACGCAGGCGTGTGGTGATGTTGACGTTCACATTCCAGATGACATTGGCGGGGATGAATCAGACGACCCTGCGTCTAAATACGGACGGGTGGTTTAATGTTGCCAAAGCCTGTGGTTGAAGAACATTCAGGATTTTTGATTGTGCGTGATGATTTGCTGAAAGGTGGCACGAAGATGCGGGCGATTATGCCGCTAATTGAGTCCAGTTTAGCGTCAGAGTTTGTCTACGCTAGTCCCGCGCAGGGATACGCTCAGGTCGCTTTGGCGTATTGCGCTCGCATGGCTGGACGCAAGGCAACCATATTTACCGCCAAACGTAAAGAAATGCACCCGTTAACAAGTCTTGCAAAGCAAGCAGGCGCAAAAATCGTGATGATCCCGAACGGTTATTTAGTTGTTGTGCAGGCGAGAGCGCGTGACTACGCAAAAGAGGTAGGTGCATATCTTGTCCCGTTTGGCGTTGAGGACAAGCGTTGTATGCAGCACATTGCCGCAGCAGCCCAGTCTATAGGCATACAGCCGAGCGAAGTATGGACTGTTGCAGGCTCAGGCGTTTTAACGCGCAGTCTTCAAATTGCGTGGCCTAGTGCGTCGTTTAACGCGGTTTTGGTTGGCAAAAAAGACAGCGATGTTGGAAAGGCTCGGCGGATTATTCACTTAGACGCATTTGATAAGCCAGCGCGTATTCTTCCTCCTTTTCCGAGTGCCAAAAACTACGACGCTAAGGCTTGGGAGCATATCAAGCGTCACGCTTCTTTAGGTGCTTTGTTTTGGAATGTCGGAGCCTAGAAATTATGAAAAAAACCTATTTCGGCACATACAACGAGTTGCTAAATGATAACCAAGCCCAAAATCCACATTGATTTAAAGCAGGTTGAATCATTGGCTGCTAATGGTTTGACTGACGAGCAGATAGCGTCTGCATTGGGAATTAGCAGGACAACATTAGCAAACAGAAAAAGAGAAAACGAACAATTTGTACAGGCTATTAAAAGGGGAAAAGCCAAAGGCATCGCATTAGTGACAAATAAACTAATGGAGTCAATCAAAGCAGGCAACATGACAGGGATGATTTTCTTTTTGAAAACACAGGCGGGATGGAAAGAGACAAATGTGCAGGAGCATACAGGGAAAGATGGTACAGCATTACAAGCACCTGTTTTTAGTTTTCAACCTGTAAAGCCAAAAGATGATTAAGTTTGAATATCCCGAAAAGTTACACCCTTCATTCGTTAATATCACAACAAATCAGCATGATGTTATTGTTTGGGAAGGTGGAAGGGGTGGCGCAAAGTCTGAGGCGTTAGCAGCCATCAGCATAGCAGAGTCTTTTATTGATGATGGCGTTATTCTGTGTTGCCGTGAAATTCAGAAGTCTATTAATGACTCACTATATGCAACAATCGTCAGCGCAATATCAAAGTACAAAGTAGAAAGTTATTTTAATATTCTGCAAAACGAAATAACTAATTTAGTCACTGGCGCGAAGTTTATTTTCGCAGGACTAAAAAGCAACATCACGAACATTAAGTCGATCAATAAACTTCGGGTTGTGTTGACTGACGAAGCTGAAAACATCACTCAAAACTCATGGGATTATTTAAGACCGACACCACGTTACGGCATGGTGCGGGTTTATGTGGTTTTTAATCCACGATTTGAAACAGACGCAACATGGCAAGAATTTATCGTTAAAAATGACGATAAAACGCTACATATCACGATTAACTGGAAAGATAATCCGTGGTTTCCTGAGTCGCTAAACAATCAGCGATTGCGCGATATGCGCGGTGATGCAGGTCGTTATTCGTGGATTTGGGAAGGCAAGTTTCTAAAAATATCTGACAATTCGATTTTAGCAAAAAAGCTAAAGTCTTTAGATTTTACGCTTGATGAGTCGTTTGGTGATCCGTTAATCGGCATCGATTGGGGGTTCAGTGTTGACCCTACGGCAATCATTGAATCATACGTCAAAGACGAAACGCTCTACATAAGACGTGCAGGGTCAAAAGTCAGCTTAGAGTTAGATGACACGGCAGACTGGCTAGAAAAGCACGTCCCAAGCGTTAAGAAATTCACATCACGCGCCGATTGCGCAAGACCTGAAACGATTAGCAAGGTTAAAAAAGACATTCCCTTAATCAAAGGGTGCGTCAAATGGAAAGGCAGTGTCGAGGATGGTGTTGTCGCCCTGCAATCTTTCAAAGAAATCATCATTCATCCTGATGCTGATTGCTGTTATGCAGAATTGGCCGCGTATAGCTATCGCACCGATAAACATGGCGAGCCGACAACAGACATAGAAGATGCAAATAATCACTATGCTGATGCGCTGCGCTATGCAATCGAGCCCTTAGTTAAACGCAAAAACGAACCGAAAGTGAGATTTTTATAATGTCGAAATGGTGGCAATTTTGGAAAAAAGAGGAAAAGTCCTCTAATGCCATACGTTCGATCATGCAAAGAAACTCGGCTACATGGTCGGCGCGTGAGTTTGTGGCGTTTGCTACTGAAGGCTATCGTGATAACCCAACAGTTCGCGCCTGCATCATGGCAAAGCAGAAAGCAGCGATTGAATGTCCGATTATTTTGGTCAACGAAAAGGGCGAGGCGGTAGAGAATCACCCGATTTTAGCCTTGCTGAATAAGCCTAATCTCATGCAATCATGGGAAAAGTTTTTAACTCAAATGATTGGCTCGCATGACATTGCAGGCGAAGGCGATGTATTAAAAATCGGCATTGGTCAAAGTGTTGAGTTGTGGCCATTGCGCCCAGACTGGCTTGAAATCACCACTTTTAGCATGGGATTGCCTGTTACTTGCTCTTATACGCCGTCAGACACTTACGAAGAATCCACGGTCAAGCAATACCAGTTTTCTGAGTTGATGATTTGGGCGGAATACAATCCATTATTTAGATGGCGCGGACTTAGTCCTCTTTACTCTGCGGCATACAGTATCGATACGCTAAACGAGTACGCAAAATCTAACAAGGCCATGCTCGAAAACGGCATGACACCGAGTGGGGTGTTGTGGACTGATAGTGAGGTCAGCGACACGTCATTCAATCGCCTACAAGAACAATTCAACGGCAAATATGCAGGGGCTAAAAATTCAGGCAAGCCGATGATTTTGGATGGTGGCTTGAAGTGGCAAGGCATGAGCTTTAGCCCGCGTGATATGGAATTTGTCAGCGGCAAGC